GGAAACATCACGAAAGGCAAACTTCCTGTAACAACACCCTTACGCAATGGGGGGTTCTGTGCTTCGTTAGACAATTTTTCGTTAATCATAAATTTGTGCTTTTAAGTTAGTGTAGTGGTTTTAAGCCCCCACTGCGTAAGGCTGCAAATCGTTAAATGATAGTTTGGGAATCGTGCATCCTAACAACACTTTTGATATAATCACGATTAACAAATCTGTTTTTTGAAGTCCTATATTCTTCATCAAACATATAACATTGAATAGCTTCTGCTTTACCATTGTGAAAACAAGAAACCAAATACTGATTTTTAGGATTAAACCTTGCGAAAAAGTGTCTGCATTGTTCGTTTTCTAAATTAAATCCGTGACACTTTTGTACGTGTTCAAAAAATTGCACCCGTTGATTATCATTCATTTTGTGATAATGCCTTTCTGAAAAGTCATCAAAACACATTGACCTTGCTATTGGTCTTTCAGGAATAACCGACTCTGCCAAAAACATAAGTTCAAAGAAGTCAATAATAAAACCATCATTTAACAGTGGTTTTGCGTCATTGGGGCTTTTCGTTTTTTTATCAATCATTTGTTCTTAAATTAAAATTAGTACTATCTATCGGCTTTAGTGCTGGAAATCCCCAACGAACGCAAAGCCACAAAACGTTAGCGTGCTGCCTCCTGTAATCCTGTTTCTTTTAAGATTATTTCAGCCATTGTTTCACGATTTAATGTTGCAAATTTACAACTGTAATAACCCTTTTCGACACGAAACACTAATAAATAATGATTCTAAATAATATACTTATCAACAAATATTGACATAATAGATATAAGTTATATCTTTGCCAAATGCAGCAAAAGACATGTTATACTACTGTCAACAAGAAGTTTGAGGAGTTCATGGTGAATGAACAACGGTATAACATCATCTGGGGCGGAGCATCAAGCGGGAAAAGTCAGGCAGCAGCACAGAAAGTCATAAAACGGTGCATAACAGAGGTAGGGACAAAAGAACAGCCGTTCTGCCATGCCTTTACTGTTTTCAGGAAATATGGTACGACAGTATTAGGTTCCGTCTTTGCACAGATAAGGGACGAACTTAGAAGGATGGGCATTGATGACCTGGTAACGATAAATCCTTCTTATCACAATTTTAAGTTCTGGAATGGAGCCGAGATACGCTGTATCGGGTTGGATGATCCTGAAAAGCTAAAATCTATCTTCAGCACAGCAGCATGGGTGGAGGAGGCTACTGAGTTGGAGGAAGCCGACTGGACACAGTTGGATTTAAGATACAGGGGAAAGTCACAATATTATTACCAACTCATTCTTACTTTCAATCCTATTGATGAATCACATTGGATAAAAAGGCAGTTCTTTGATACCACGCAGGGAGGGTTGACATATACGTTACATACGACCTACATGGATAATTTTTTCACCGATGCACAGTATAAGCAGGTTTTGGCTGACAGGTATTCATTTGACCCTAATCTTAACAGGGTTTATGTTCTGGGGCAGTGGGGCAAGGTAAAGACCGGCAGTGAGTTTTTCTTTAACTTCAGGTACGACAGGCACGTTAAAGACGTGAAATATGTTAACCAGATGCCTATACATATCTCTATTGACTTCAACGTTAATCCTTATATTTCTGCTACTGTTTCACAGATCATAAAGCGTGAGATACCTGATGGCAGTGGAGGTGTTAAGCCTTATTTCTTCATCAATGTCCTGGATGAATTTGCCTTACCTAATCCTTATAATACCAGTGAGCGTTTATGTGAGGAGATAATAATAAAGTATAGGTACGAACTGAAGTACGGTGTTTATCTCTATGGTGATGCCTCCGGTAAGACCAGGGACACAAGGAGCAACGTGACTGACTGGGATATTGTAGAGAGTTCGATGAGCAAATACCTGCATAACTATTCTATGCGTGTGCCGAAGGCAAATCCTTTAGTAAGGAAAAGACGGTGGTTCATCAACAAGTTACTTTTTGGCGGGTTCAATATGGAGTTAAGCATTGACCAGAAGTGCAAAAAGACAATATTGGATTTTCAGTCATTGATAGAAGCTATGGATGGTTCTGTACAGAAGCAGGTAAAGCGTGATCCTAAGTCACAGGTTATCTATGAGTTGTACGGACATCATTCTGATACTGTAACTTATATGATCTGTGAGGCTTTCTCCACACAATTTGAGAACTTCATGTAAATTTATCAACAAATGTTTAAATGCTTAATTATCAATTTATATTTGCAGTTCATTTAAAGTAATACTTTAAGTAGATGGCATACGTTGAAAAGAGGAAAGATGGCAGAGGCAGACCCAAAGGTAACGGGCCGAGGCATATCCGACCTAAGACAGAAATAGTAGTAGCCGATGCAGCCATAGAAGAAATAGCAGAGAATGTTGATAATATCCGGGAAGCTATCCGTGCTGCCCTTGTAGATAACTTACCTAATCTTGGGCCCTGGTTGAAAGCCGTTGGCAAGGATGACCCAAAAGGAGCTTTGACAGCCTTTAAAGATTACAGCGAATTTGTCTTAGCAAAATACCAACGTTCAGACCAGAAGTCTGACGCTGCCCCTGTCAATGTGGTATTTGAAACTATCGGGGAACATAAAAAACGAACTAAAAAAACTACCGAAAATGACGACCAGTGAACTTATCATCCGTCTTGCAGAAATAATACGCAGGGACGAAAAGCATAAAGATTACGCACGGGTGTGCGCATTGTCTAAACTTTATACCCAACTTGTCACAGGTGAGGACATGGATGAACTGTTACACCAGTTCACGCCCAGAGAGAGCCTGGTGATGTTTGAACAACGTAAAAGACTGACACAGCATATCACAAAGACTGTTTCCCAGAACGTGATGGATATTTTTTACAAAGTTCCACGAAGCAATTCCGTACAACGAAACATCGGTTACAAGGATAATGACACAGCCCGGTTGAAGGAGTTAAACGGATTGCTTCTGGAATTTTGGGGTGATCAGTCCCTTGACGACTACATGAATATGCGGTGGTTTGAGTTAAACTTCATTGACCCTAATGCTTTTGTCGTTACTGAATGGAAGGATTTCGATAACACACAGGAACGTGCTACGCCCTATCCTTTTGAAGTGGACTGTAAATCGGCTGTCATGTTCGAGTACAAGAACAACGACCTCCAGTATCTTGTTTCCGAACAGGAAAAGACAACGGTGAAATGGGACAAGAAAAAACGTGAAGATATAACGGTAAAGACGGAGAGTTACACTATCTATGGTGAAGATCAGACGATAAAGTTCACCGAGTTGGAAGAAGTGGACGCTATGAAGGTCATACAAGCCAACAACATAGGCATTATGAACGGGGAATTTATCTTCGGTGATTATTTTGTGGAAGATGCTACCAAAAGGGAAGTTTACCTCATCACAATCTTTCCTGCTCATAACCTGGGTTATGTACCGGCAAAGAGGGTAGGGTTTAAGAGGGATTTGGCTACCAATGGACGCACCTTTGTCAGTCCTCTGGATAAAGCTACACCTATATTATTAAAGATGGTTAAAGCCAACAGTGAACTTGACCTCACGATGGCATTGCATACCTTTCCGCAGAAGATACAGTACAGCGCACGTTGCAAGGCAACAGACTGCCGTGATGGTATGACTGTTGAAGGTGCAATATGCGGGCATTGTCACGGGTCAGGGTACGAGATCATAACCTCAGCACAGGAAGCCATAACCATAGCGATGCCTAAAGACAAGGCAGATATGATTGACCTCTCTAATATAATAAGGTATGAATATCCGCCTGTTGATTTGGTCACGTTCCAGAAAGAGTATATAGATAACCTAACAGTATATGTTAAAGAAGCCGTTTTCAACACCGAGTTATTCAGCAATAAAGAAGTTAGTGAAACAGCCACAGGTAAGAATATATCATTACAGAATGTATATGATAGTCTTTATCCAGTTGCTCAGGCTTATTCAAAGGTATGGTACTTCTTAGTTACTACCGTTGCCGAGGTGACAGACCTTGACGAAGGGCTGGTAGCATTTTATCATTTCAGCAAAGATTTCAAACTGAAATCTCTTTCCGACCTGTACATGGATTTAAAGATGGTTGGTGACGCAAGGGCTTCGGAATTTGTTAAGATGGCTATTGAAGGCGACATAGCATCTATAATCTATTCAGAAGATGAAAGAGCGTTACTTAAATATAATGTAAAGCAGAGTTTCTTCCCTTTCAGCGGTAAAAGCCCTGATGAGATAAAGTTGATCGTTACCGGCACTGATGTAACGACCTTCACAAAGGTTTTCTATGCTAATTTCGGGCAGGTATTTGACCAGATAGAACTTGAACAGGCTGGTACAGTAGATTTCTATTACCTGTCAAGAGATAAACAATGGGAACTTATACAGAAAAAGGTTGAAGAAATTATAAAGGAAGTAGAAGACGAAGAACCGGAAATTCCTGTAATGGGAGAGTTTAATGAAACATCATCAACAAATACACAATCAGATGTCCAACAAAATAAGAAACTTCAGGGAGTTTAAAGCATTATGGGGCTATGATGAAGAAATATTAGAGGATCAGTATGAAACATCTATGATTACCATAGACCTTAACTCTGTCGTTTTATGGAACGAAGGTGACGGGAACCAGGTACTTGTAGAGATAGAAAATGCAGGCACACGATATTGTCTTGACATTTCCTATAAAGATTTCAGCAAGATTATGCAAGATTCTCGCAATGAACAGATACCAATGATAGTATTTAATAATTGATGACATCAAAATATATAGAAGATACGTTTGCAGAACTCGAAGCGCAGGTTTCAGGGATAGAATCTGATATGGATTCATTGGTATCTGATTACCTTAGTGATTTTGCCATTGATGATACCACACTTAAAAATATCTCGGATAACTATTCGCTGGCAAATAAAAGTGACAGGGTATTTGATGATGCTTATAAAACTTTCATTGCAGCATTTTTAATTTTTCTGGGAAAGAAAATAATTGACGGGGTGACAATGACGATAGCAGACTTCTCATCTAAGGGCATTAAGCCTGTCGGTAACGAAGTTAAACTTGCAGGGAAGATGATTGGCTTTGTAGAGGGTAAAATCGTCAAAGGAGGCTATCTGGATCAACTTGGGAGGATGGGCGTGTTAAGGCAGAAATTCCATGACTATATCATTAAATCGGTAAGCACAGGACAGAAGTTCAATTTATTCATGCGTAATGTACATCCTTTATTTAAGAGTGGGGATAAGGAAAGTATGCTAGCTTCTTATTATAGAAGGTATGCTTATGACAGCGTGGCACAGGTTATGAATATCGTTGCTTTGTATATCGCTGATGAACGTGGGCTGACGCATTTCCTGTATGAAGGAGGATTGGTAAAAGATTCACGCCCCTTCTGTCGTGCGCACGCAGGAGGTATCTATACGAGGACTGATGCCAAAAGGTTCGATGGTATATACTGGAAAGGTAAGATTCCTGATTTGCCTTTCCTTGTGGCTGTCGGAGGTTACAATTGTATGCACAGTATTAATTGGTTAGTTAACGAATAAGACATGAAAAAAGAATCCAAAGGGGATAAAAAAGTCCACAAAGTAATGCGGGAGTTTAAGGAAGGAACATTAAAATCCGGTGGTTCAAAAAAGAAAGTTAGTAGCAGGAAACAAGC